CATCTGGCCAACCATTACAAAGAATTTGACCGCGTGGCTCCCTGGGAACGGGATGTGGAGTCATGGACAAAGTTTATTGAAGTTCGAGATGCCCATGCCGATATCAGTGACGTGGAGTTGGGCGCACTTCTTCAGACGCACGGCTTCACCGATGAGGCCGAGTCGGTTGCTGTTCATGATAAGGACTTAATGAGTGAACCTATGCCAGAGATCACAGATCAAGACAACAAAGAACAGGGAAAGGCCGAGGACGTCCCTGAAGAACACATGGACGACATGAACCAGTTCCTTGATGCTATTCGCAAGGAAATGAATAACATCAAGGTTGCGGTCAGAGAAACGATCAAGAACGTGGACAGGTTCCAGAATACTTTCCGATATGTCGAAGGGTCGGGGCTTTACACCGACAAGCCAAAACCAAAGAAGGAGAGCGTGCCGAATCAGGCAAGCGTTGATGATGAGTTTATTGAACTCATTGAGGGCGATTCTGATTTGCATGTCGATATTGATCCCAATATGTTGAGGGATGCCCTTGTCGATGCTACAACCAACACCGTCGCGCAAGTTGTAGACAAGGAAGTTCGGGCAATGGTCAACCGTGCATCGGGTCGCGTTGACTGACTTTTCTAACAAGAGGTGAATACACATGCGATTGACCAGAGAACAGCTAACCGACCACATCAAGGAACAGGTCGTTCCTGAGATCAAGGAATTCTGCGACAACAATGTGGCCGAGCTAGTACGAGACAACATTGAGAAAGCGGTGGCTCCGATTCGAGAACGAACGGAGGCACTGACCACGAAAGCTATGGCCGCATCGAGCGTTCCGCAGAAACGGGAACGGGAGAAAGGGGTCGCTCTTGCTCGTTGCCTTCGTGCAACAGCCTGGGCCAAGCTCAACGACGCTGGTGTTGATGGCGCGATTAGTCAACTCAAGCGATGGGGCGATGATGACCTTGCCGACAAGTGGCAGGAGGCTCGCACCAAAGCACTGTCGGCTGGTGATGCGGCGAGTGGTGGATTTCTCGTGCCAGAGGAATACAGCACAGAACTCATCGAACTGCTGCGCGCACGGTCGGTAGTGCGTGCAATGGGTGCCACCACGATTTCCATCGCGGGATCTGGAACGCTGAACATTCCGAAGCTCACGAGTGGGGCGACAGCGGCCTACATCGGCGAAAACACGAACATCGCTGAGAGCGAGCAAGTGTTCGGCAATCTCAAGTTGTCGTTCAAGAAGCTCGCGGTGCTGACGCCGATTAGCAATGACCTGATTCGCTACAGTTCACCGGGAGCCGACCAAGTGGTTCGGACTGACCTAGTGGAAGGGATGCGCGTCAAAGAAGACCAGAAGTTCATCCGAGGCGACGGCACTGATGGTGCGCCTCGCGGACTCCTCAGTTGGTGTCCTGGTGGCAACAAGATTGCTGCTGATGGCACGGTCAGTCTTGTCAACACCTTCCAAGACCTTGGCAAATTGGTGTTGGCGTTACAAGAAGGCAACGTGCCGATGACTACCCCAGGGTGGCTTTTCGCGCCACGCACGGAGCAGATGTTGATGACCGCTCTCAACGCGAATGGCGTTCCTGCCTTCCGAGATGAGATGGCTGGAGGAACACTGTGGGGCTTCCCATTTCGAAGCACTACCAGTATTCCGATCACACTTGACACGACTGGTGCTGGCAGTAACGATGAAAGCGAAATCTACTTCGTCGATTTTAGTCAGGCCATCATCGGTGAAAGCGCATCTCTTCAAGTCAGTGCTAGTGATACGGCAGCCTACCATGACGGGTCAAACGTCATCGCTGCCTACTCGCAGGATCAGACGGTCGTGCGTGCCATCTCAGAGCATGACTTTGGAATGCGACACGACGCAGCCATTGCGGTTCTCACGGGAGTCGATTGGGCACCTGGAGACTTTTAATTAGCACTGAATAAGTGGAGAGGTTGAATCATGATCAATAGAGGATTAAGTCAGACAGCGCAGTTCTCAGTGCTAGAACACCACACATTCGACGCAAGCTGTGGAAGTGTGAACGCATCCAGCACTGGCAATGAGGTGATGGGCCTCATCGTTGATAGAGTGGGTCTTGGGAATAGCTTCAACTCCGTGAAAGCGGTGATGACGGCTGTTGGCGAGATTGGCACCACGACGGTGGATAGCGGATTCGTCGGCTTCCAAGTCAAGATGATGCACTCATCGACGACCTGTGTTGGCGACTTCAATGAGTTGTCCACCGCAGACCGTAAGGGCTTGCAGGGCTTGTATATTGTCACCAACACGACAGCAACCAGCACAGGCAATGCCTCAGGCCGGATGTCTACCGATGCAGGAATTTCAACCAGCACCGGAACAGCCGTATGGTATGGCGATCTTGGAACGTATGCGCTGACAGGCGCACAGCGATTCTTGAGTGTCAACCTGCTTCCAGAAGTTCACGCATCATCGTCAGGTGGCAGCGTGCTTCGGATCGCTGGTGCGTTGGCGTTGGGTGATGCGGCAGAGTCATTGCCGAATAGCACGTCCACCGGAGTTGTTGTTAAGACAACGGCGTAGTGAAGTGCTAGACTTTGGCGATGCGGGTGATTGTTGTCGGGAGAGCTTTAGCGTTAGCCGGTGTGCATTACAGGTGCGGTGAAGCTCTTGGTGTCGATGATGACGTAGCGGAATCTCTGATCCAGAGTGGTCGTGTCAAAGCGACTGCTCTGCGGTCAGATTCCTCAGTCCACACCGCCGCACCACCTACCCCACCGAAACATCGACAGGCGCGAGTGCGTCGTCGTGTCTCTACCGCCAAACGCAAAGGAAACCAATGAGTAGTCATGTCACTGATGCAGTAGCCGAGAGTGTGGGTGTTAATCCAGATCATCCTTGTGCAGCCCATCCGAAGGTCATTGATGGCGATGAGGCCATTGTCGAAGTCAATCCTCCGCGATCAGAAGTTGCCATCTGTGGATTCGCCTCAAGCACACGGCACCTGATTCCGTTTGATGATAAGCGTGTCGAGATATGGGGCCTCAATCAACTGTATCGACATATTGACCGCGCCGACCGATGGTTCGATATTCATCGGAACTGGACTGAAGATAACGTGGAAGGCACCGACCATCCGAAGTGGCTGAGAGAGTGCGGGATTCCGATCTATATGGTCGAACGCAATCCTGACCTGCCGACCTCCATCCGGTTTCCGATTGAACGCATGATTGCCTCGGCATCGGATTACTTCACCTCGACGGTTGCCTATATGGTGGCCCTAGCAATTAGCGAAGGGTTCGGCAAGATTCATCTCTACGGGATTGACTTGGTGGTTGGTACGGAATACGAAGTCCAGAAGGCATGTGTTGAGTTCTGGCTTGGCGTGGCCCACGGGAAAGGCATTGACCTCAATATCCCGCAGTCATGCGCCTTGCTGACTCAGACCCATCGGTATGGCTACGCGAAACACCCAGGCACGGGGCCGATGCCGAACCTTGAAGAACTGACCCTGCGTATCGATGCCTTACGAGCCGCCAAGAACAAACACATGGCGAGTGCCGCCACTCTCGACGGAGCCTTGCAAGAGATTGAATATGTGAAGCAGGTTGCCGAGCTTCGGGCGAGGGGTGCGAACATTCCAATCATGACGGAGCAGTAGAGTGATCACAGTATGCGCCAGTTCGACAAACGAACTGATCGGGACAATGGACGAACTGATGCGCGTCATTGGTGTGACCGCGAGTTCGTGTGGGATCGACGAAGCGCATCTCGCCGCGAGCCGGTGGACAGCTAATTATATCGGCCAACCTTTACATCGAGCCGTTTATTCTGAAACCGTCAAAGCCTTTGGCGGTGTCAATCTGTCTCTCTCCAGAACGCCAATTCGCGGTGTCCGTCGCGTCTTTAGCGCGACCGATACGGGTGACGCGACTGAGTTGTGCAGCACCGATTATCGTGTCGATCTGGATGGTGGTTTCTTAAATCGGGATCGCGGATGGCAGTGGACGGCCCAGAATTACTGGAATATCACCTACACCCCGATTCCGAATTCCGAGACCGCACCCTGGTTGGTGGAATACGAAGCCGGATTCCTGAATACGAGCGGGTCGAGTTCCACCGATACCGATACCTATGCGGTCACGTCAACGGTAGCAACGATGCCCCAGGAGATTATTCGTGCCACGATGATCAAGGCACGGCAGTTGTATATCAACGCCGAGGGCGTGGTGAAAAGTAAGAAGGTTGGAGACTTGGCGATTACCTACGCAACCGAAGGCACCGAAGACATGGCGACCCAGTTAATCGACCCGTGGAGGCGGTACTTCTGATGTCTGTGAGCCGATGGTTCGACATGATGCCCCAGTCGGTCAGCATTGCCCCTAGAAGCTCACTGAATGACTTTGGAGAGCCTTCTTTTGGTGCAGACGTGTCCTATAAGGCTCGTATCGTTGGACGGGCTGAGAACGTCGTAGATTGGACTGGGCAGGAAGTCTTTTCAAGGTCGCACATCTACCTCGGCAGCAACGTGAAAATCGGGGCTGGCGACCGTGTGACGCTCTCGACTGGTGATGTGGCGTCCACAGGACAAGAGATCGTGAGTCCGACCATTCTGGCAGTAAATCATGTGCCAGA